AATATCAGCAATGGCTTTATAAGCAACACCATCATAAATTACTATTTGCCCAGTACTATAAACAATTCCACTGCCAACAGGATATGTAGATAATACCCACTCTGGTAATAAATCAATCCAGGCACTACCGTTCCACTCGATAATAGTATTAGCACGGATTACCGGATCAGAGTTATTACTGTTTTTCCAAGCGTCTGGCCCGTCATAATTGTAATACGACGGTCTATCAATAGTTGTTCCAACATTAGAACTGTTATTAACGTCATCTAATACTAGGAATCTAGTGCCTGCAACAACTGTTTGATCTGTTGTTTCCTGATTCGGACGCTTAGGATTAAACTTGTAAGGGTCAACAATTGCATCTATTGTTGTTCGACCTGCAGGGTATGTTTCACTAACAATAACTGTATTAGATGGCTTGTCTTCAATTGTAACCAACATAAACGAAGGGTCAAGTTCGTTCACTGTAAAGGTACCACCTATCTCACTTCCGTCTGGTTGTAAGAAATAAATTTTGCTAACTCCCGAAACATATCCGCCATACAAGTCTAAGACCTTGGCCCAGTCTACACGGTCTCCCATTTTAGAAGGAGCACTTAGTCCTGTGGCTTCGATTACTTCTCCGGGGCTTACTACGGATAAATCAAAGTCATTTGATTCGCCGTTTGCACTCTTGAGTAGCAGCACTCTCCAGTTACCTTCAACGTTCGGTAATTTTGCGTTAGGGTCGCCGCCATATACTAAGTCGTCGATATTCATAACGTCGCCTGACTCTGAGAATACATTCATAACAAGGTTACGAATAACTCCGAGTTTCTTAACTTTAGTAGGAGGACTGATGTAGATAGGCATGTCGAATTCTAAAGAACAGATGTCTATCTCGCTTTCAGTTCCCACAGGAATAGTTCTAGAGCTAAAGTTCAATGAGGAAAGATTTAATACGCTAAGGCTAGTCCAATCAATATAATTGTCTGTGGTCTGAATTTCGAGACTAGGATTAAACAACACCAGGATCTGCTCTGTTAGCTGTAACTTTTGATCTGTGTTACTAGTCCATATGTCTGCTTTCATCTTAAGTTTAAAAGGAGTTGGCATTAAACGTTCAACTGTATAACCGCCGCCTTGATAATTCTTATATTCTATTCCGTCGTTGGTTTCTTCCCAGGCACGTTCTCTGATATTTAATTTGCTAACAAAACTAGCATCTGCAAGCCTGTTAGTATCCAATTCGAGTCCTGTGATATAACAACTGATCCTTGGCACAGTTGGCATTTTATTCTCAGAGTTTTCTCTAATAATACTAGCCACTTGTCTAGTCATGTCACCATACATTACAGGAACTGTTTTAAGAGTTCCGTCGCCTGCTTGGTACTTAAACCCTATAAACACACGCATAAACTGTGTTACATAGCGTCTAATCTGTCCATCATAAAAGAAATCCATTATTAATCTGCCTCTGGTCTAAGAGCTTTACTCAAGCTCTGTTTTTCTTTCACAGTATGCCCGTTAATAACATTAGAATTATTGTTATTAATAAACGAAGTCTTGTGAGTCATTCTAATTTCACCCCATACAGTTGGGTTGGTTTCTGGACTACTGTTAGTGTTAGTAGATCTAGCAATGTATTCGATACCGCCGAACTGTACTCGATCATTCACTGCATATTCAGTAGCCGAAGACCAGGTTCCTCTATTGAGTGATTGATCGTAACCTTCGTTGTTGCTCATTGTCATTCTAGTCACATCTTCTATCTTTATCCATCTACTGCCGTTGAATCTAAATAATCGCCTTGGCAAATAATCTGTACGTAAGTGGTATTGGCCTTCGGTCGGTTGTAATGGGAATGCAATCCCAGCAGTAAACGGCGCACCATTAGGAGGAACACCGTCGCCTTCTCCGTTTATTGGACCGTCGTATGCGGGGCTTTGATAGATAGTTGATGCTGTAGCTCCAACATAAATCGGATCACCGTTGCTATCCACTAATGGATTTCCACCGCTGTCTGTTGCTTGTGTTTGAACAGATGCATCTATTACTGAACTGTCAGCCGTAACTAGTTCTACATCGCCGTTACTATCCTTTTGCAGAATGTATTGATTTACAGTGCTATAGCCACTCTTTGGTGCATCAGCCTCGGCCTGATCAAGAACTGCTTGAGTAATCTGCATTTCTTTTTCATACGTTGACATAATATCTCTTAACGTTGTTCCGTTTGGATCTGGATCACCATTTGCATCTGTTTGTACCTGATCAAGAATATCTTTAAATTCTTGGCTATCTACTAGCGGTTTACACTTTGCTCTGTAAAGGTGTGGATACCAGGTTACAGAGAATCCTTCCGCAGCACGGTTAACTTCTTCAATTACATAATATCTTTTTAAAGCATACTGTAAATCATTGTAAGCATACTCGTCTTTTAGGTGCGGTAATTCAATAACATCACCACTCATTAATTTTCTACCAATTTTTTCTACGGTGTCATTAATGTGGAAAGTTATAAAAATTGTGTCGTTTTGCAAAAATAAACCAAACTGACTTAGGTTAAAGTCGATATCTGTTAAGCTGTAAACCCCACGTAACAAGTAAACATCCGAATCGTATTTTCTATCACGATTTTCTAAAAACAACATATCCTGTATTTGGAACGGATCTGTGGTGTTATATGTAGGAGTGGTAGGAGTGTCGCCTTGAACCGCAGCACCGGGTCCTAGGTACTTGTGAACAAACACATCAGTCCCGCCAATTTGGAACATTTCCCAAACAGCTTTGTCGATGAATTTAAAGTCGTTGCCCTTTTGCGGGCGGTAAAGGCTTAATCTTGGCATAGTAGTATATTTAGCGGTACGATAAATAACATTATGAGCCAAATTGATCAATCTAAACAAGCCGTGTACGACTACTGCAAAACCATGCTAGGTGATGGCATGATTGATGTAGAATTAGACCCTACACATTACGAAACTGCCCTAAACAGAGCGTTAGCAGTTTTTCGCCAGCGTAGTGATAATGCTGTAGAAGAAAGTTACGCATTTTTGACGTTACAAGCGGACCAAAATGAGTATATTCTTCCTAAAGAAATCCAACAAGTTCGACAGATTTTTAGACGTAGCATTGGTTCACGTACAGGCAATGGGTCAGGCGGCACAGTTTTTGAACCGTTTAATTTAGCCTATACAAACACCTATCTTTTAAGCAGTACAAACATGGGTGGTCTACTAACTTATGAATTGTTTTCACAATATCAGGAATTAGTGGGCAAAATGTTTGGTAGTTTCATTAACTTTACCTGGCAACCACAAAGCCGTAAGTTAATGATTCAACAGCGTCCTAGAGGCGGTGAAGAGATTTTACTTTGGGTTTACAATACAAAACCTGACTTTGCTATTATCGAAGACACGTATGCAGGTATTTGGATCAAAGATTACACCCTTGCAAACTGTAAAATGATGCTAGGACAAGCCCGTGAAAAGTTTACACAACTTGCAGGACCACAGGGCGGAAGTAGCTTAAACGGTGCTGCTATGAAGAGCGAAGCAGTTGCAGATATTGAGCGTCTAACTAAAGAACTAGAAACTCTAGTATCCGGCGGCCAGGGCTACACATTTGTAATTGGTTAAACATCTAGGTTGACCTTTCTATAACACTTTTGTTATAATTGTTCTACTAGAGGACAATTTATGATTATAGGTGTATGTGGCTTTATAGGAAGCGGAAAGGATACAGTAGCAGATTACCTTCAAAACTTCCACGAATTCCGTAGAGAAAGTTTTGCATCAACTTTAAAAGATGCAGTTGCAGCAGTGTTCGGGTGGGATAGAACTATGCTAGAAGGGCGTACAAAAGAAGCCCGCGAATGGCGAGAACAAGTAGACCCTTGGTGGGCAGAACGTTTAGATATGCCTACACTTACACCACGTTGGGTCTTACAATACTGGGGTACAGAAGTTTGTCGTAAAGCATTTCACGACGATATTTGGATTGCTAGTTTGGAAAATAAAATCCGTAACAGCAAAGATAGCGTTGTTATTAGCGATTGCAGATTCCCTAACGAAATTGAAGCTATACGCAAAGCAGGTGGCAAAATTGTTTGGGTACAGCGTGGCGAATTGCCCGACTGGTATGACACTGCTGTAGCCGCAAATGACGGGCATAATTGGGCTGTACAAGATTTAAAAATGCGTAAAATTCACGCAAGTGAAACAGCCTGGGTAGGTACAACGTTTGATGCAGTTATTGATAACAACGGACTAATTAGTCAACTCTATATGAACATGGAAGAACTAGTAAAAACGTTCAGTAATCAGCAACAAGATCTCCTTGTCGCCAAGTAATACCTTCTTTACCTAGTATTTGAGCACAGTTAGCGCAAACTGTTTTTAGATTGGTAGCACGGCAATTATTTAAATCGCCGTCTACATGGAATACTTTGAATACTTCCAGATGCGGACTTTTAAATCCGCATTTGTCGCACTGATTCTTTATCTTATATCCTGCCCTGGCCCATCTAGGAATTCCAGCGTATAATCCCTGAGCTAGGCAGATCTCACAAAGACTCCTATAATAAGTCCTTCCATTTTTCTTGTAATTTACAGCTTTGGGTCGTTGCCCGCACTTACAAAGTGGTCTCATAGTAGTATTTAAACCTTTTTGTTCCCTTTTTCATCTGGTATAACAAGCCAATTTTAGCAGATACCGCTAAATAATATGAGCAACTATTACCAGGAGATTAGGGAATGGCACTAACATCACCAGGCGTACAAGTTACGGTAATCGACGAGAGTTTTTATACACCAGCTGAACCTGGCACTACTCCGTTAATCGTAATTGCAACCGCTGAGAATAAATCTAATGCAGCAGGCACAGGCACTGCTGCTGGAACAACACAAGCCAATGCAGGCAAAGTGTTTAAAGTCACAAGTCAAAGAGAATTGGTTGATACCTTTGGTGTTCCATTCTTTGAAAAGACAGCAAGTTCAACACCGATTCACGGTAGCGAACGAAATGAGTACGGTCTACTAGCAGCATACAGCTTCTTAGGCGTAAGTAACTCTGCTTTCATTATGAGAGCCGACGTTGACTTAAACGAACTTGAACCTCAAACAACCGCCCCGGGAGCAGAACCAACAGACGGTACTTGGTGGGTTGATACTCAGTCTTCAGCTTGGGGTATCCAAGAGTGGAACGCAGCTTCTGCAACTACAACTGGTGGACAGAAATTTGCATCCAAGACTCCTATCGTTCTAACAAACGACAACACATCTAAAATTGTTAATAACAGACCAAAGGATTCCGTTGGTGTTATCGGTGATTATGCTGTTGTATTAGAAACAGGTAACACTAACTACGAAGCTGCTAAAGTTTACTATAAAATTGATCAGGTATTCTTAGGAGCACAAGCAGCTTGGGTAGAAGTTGGTAGCAATGAGTGGGCTTTAAGCAACCCTACAATTTCCGGCGGCAAAATTGAAGTAGCAGTTCCGTTAGCTTCTGCAGGTACAATGTATGTTAACAGTACTCCGGTATCTGTTGCAGAGAACGATACATTAAGTGATGTTGCTGATACAATTAACGGTTTAAACATTACCGGTATTATTGCAAAGACTAGTACAAACGGCAAATATCTATACATTTATGCAGATCAAACATCTGAATCTAACGGTGCAGATGCTGATGGTGCTGTAAATATCGACACAGATACTGCTAACTTAGCAGCACTAGGATTAACTGCTGGAACATACTATTGCCCAGCATTACAGCAAACTCCTCATACAAACGTTCCTAACTACAAGTCTACAGGACCAACACCTCGTCCAACAGGCTCTGTATGGATCAAGACAACTGAACCAAATCAGGGTGCTCGTTGGAGAGTTAAGCGTTGGAATTCTGCTACAAAATCATGGTTAGAATACAGTGCTCCAATTTATGATTCAACACACGCAGCTTTATATTATCTAGACCGCAGTGGCGGTGGTGTAAACATTGCTGTTGATTCACTATTTGTTCAGAGCAATTCTACCGAAGCAAATACTCCTGCAAATCCAGCAACAGCTTCGTTTAGAGCTTGGAGAAGAGCAGCAGCAGGTAATACTGTTATTACTTCTGCAATTGTAACAGCAGGTACATTTGCTGTAAACAATACATTCTTTATCAACGAATTTGATAAAGGCGCATTAGCATTACACGGCAATGTTGAAGTTTCATTTGCTGCCGACGAAGAAGCTACAGATGCTGATTTATTTGCAGCAGCAATTAACGGATTAGGCTTACACCACGTTGAAGCTTCAGTTACTGCTGATAACAGAATTCAACTAGTTCACAAAACTGGTGGTGACATTAGATTAACAGACAACACCGGTGATACAATTGCTGCATTGTTTAATGTTAACACAACAGCAAACTTCTATGAGTTAGACACAGATCTATACCTAGCAAGTAACTGGGAACCACTAGCAGTTGACGGATTTACAGCGTCTAACGATGCTCCATTAGCAGAAGCACAAGACGGGCAGCTATGGTACAATCCTAACTTTGGTGAAGTTGACATTATGTACCATAACGGTAACACTTGGGTAGGATATAGACACGCTTCTGCGTTCCCTGACACTGATGCAGGTGGCCCAGTGGTATCCGCAAGTCAACCAGATGACACATATGAAATTAACGGTCAGCTATGGATTAGCACAGCAGACTTAGAAAACTTCCCAACAATGTACCGCTGGAACGGCGACATGATGGAATGGCAATTGATCGACAAAACCGATCAAACATCCGAAGAAGGTGTTTTATTTGCTGATGCACGTTGGAATACCGACGGTGCAGCCGGCGATGCAACAATTGCTGAACTAGCGTTAAGCAACTTCTTAGATACAGATGCTCCAGATCCAGTGTTATATCCAAAAGGCATGTTACTATGGAACCTACGTAGAAGCGGTGGTAACGTTAAGCGTTATGCTAACAACTATGTTGATCTAGCAGCTGACAACGCAAGATTTGACTCATCTAATTCACCAGCAGGTGACGCATATGTTTCCGGTGAAGGACAGAGCTTATACAACCCAGATCGTTGGGTAACAGCTTCTCCAAACAACGAAGACGGTTCTGGTAGCTTTGGACGTAAAGCTCAACGTGCATTAGTTGTACAAAAACTTAAGAGTGCAATTGATACAAGTGCAGAAGCAAGAGATGAAGAGCGTAGAAACTTCAACCTAATTGCTGCACCTGGTTATCCAGAAGCATTCAGCAACTTAATTAACTTAAACCTAGACAGAGGTTTAACAGCATTCGTAGTTGGTGATACGCCATTACGTTTACCAAGCGACTCAACATCGTTGTTGGCTTACGGTACAAACGCAAATGGCGCATTAGACAACGGCGATGCAGGTATTGTTAGCTATGACGAATATAGTGCTGTTTACTATCCAAACGGATTTACAACAGACCTAGGCGGTGCAAACGCAGTTGTTCCAGCATCACACATGATGTTACGTACAATTGCTTTAAGCGATCAGGTTTCTTATCCTTGGTTTGCTCCAGCTGGTACACGTCGTGGCGGTATTACTAACGCAACAGCAGTTGGTTACATTGATGCAGACAGTGGCGAATTCCAGTCAGTTGCATTGAATGAAGGTCAACGTGATACATTGTATGATCAGAAGATTAACCCAATTCCATTCTTTGTTGGAGTAGGTTTAGTTGCATACGGTCAGAAGACTCGTGCAAGAAATGCTAGCGCATTAGATCGTATTAACGTAGCTCGTTTAGTTGTATATCTACGTAGCCAGTTGAACAAACTAGCTCGTCCATACATCTTCGAACCAAACGACAAGATCACACGTGATGAGATCAAGGGTGCTGTAGAAAGTCTATTACTAGAGTTGGTAGGTTTAAGAGCGTTGTACGACTTTGCAGTTGTATGCGATGAGTCTAACAACACTAACTCTAGAATTGATCGTAATGAATTGTATGTAGACATTGCGATTGAACCAACTAAAGCAGTTGAATTCATCTACATTCCATTGCGTATCAAGAATACAGGAGAGATTTAAAAATGGCATTAACCTCATTAAATAGGATTTCAGTTCCGCCAGCAGGCGGTAACTCGGGTACTGCTCTGCTAATGCCTAAGCTCAAGTATCGCTTTAGAGTGGTACTTTTAGGCTTTGGTGTTGAAGCTAGTACTGAACTAACTAAGCAAGTTGCTGACGTTAAGCGTCCAGTTGTAACTTTCGAAGAAATGGCCATTGACATTTACAACTCGAAAGTAAAGCTAGCTGGAAAGCCTGCTTGGGAAGATATTACTATCAACCTAAGAGATGACGCTAACGGTCAAATCCAGCGTTTAGTCGGACAGCAAATCCAGAAGCAATTTGACTTCATGGAACAAGCTTCTGCACGTTCTGGTATTGACTATAAATTCCAAACTAACATTGAAGTGTTAGACGGTGGTAACGGTGCTTTAGAGCCAAGCGTACTAGAAAAGTGGGAACTATACGGCTGCTTCTTAAAGAGTGCAGACTACGGTGAAGCTAACTACGGTACAAACGAGCCAATGACTGTTGCATTATCAATCACATACGATAACGCAGTTCAATTTGCTGGTGCTAACGGTACTGGTATTGAGCGTGGTGTTGGTGCATTGGTTGGTAGAACAATCGGCGAAGCAGTAACAGGCCGCAGTTAATTACAAAAGTAATTCAAAAGAACCCAAGTTTAACTTGGGTTTTTTTGTGACATAAATATTATATGGCAGATAAATTCACAAGATTCCTCAGCGGCGTAGGTAGCGGATTAACAAACCCCAAGGGCGGTGTAGCCGATTGGCGCCACGCTTCAAAGATATTCTTACCTAACTATTACAGACTTGCTCCTAGAACCAAGTTTATGTTCTATGTCAGGTTTGAAATTGACAAATCTGTTTTAACGTCAAATGTCTTTACTAACAGACACGCCGACGAAGTTGGGTACTTAATCAAAAGTACTGATTTACCAAAATATAAATTTGATTCAGTAACCAAGAATCAATACAACAGAAAACACATCATTTACAAGAACTTTCAATATGAAGGCTTGTCTATGACATTTAGAGACGATAGTGCGGGCATTATGAATGCTATGTGGGCATTATACATGAGCACTTACGTACAAGATAGATTAAATCCAGAGCTAGCATTCTCTAAAACTAACCTAAGGCAGTCGGGTGAAAGTAGAGATGCATTTAGATACGGTTTAGATAAGGCAGGAAAGTCAGCGGACTTCTTTAAATCTATTAGTATCTATACAATGAGTCGTCGTAGATTTGTTGGATACACCTTGGTTAATCCTAAAATCACAAACTGGTCACACGGCGGAGTTGATTATTCAGCTAGTGACTTCAACGAAATGACAATGGGCGTTGAGTACGAATCTGTGGTTTATTCAGCAGGTGAAGTTAAACAAGGCACGCCGAAGGGATTTGCAACTCTTTATTATGACAGTGTGCCTAGCCCGTTAACTGTTGCTGGCGGCGGCGTTGCTAACGTGTTCGGCGAGGGCGGCGTTCTAGACGGCGTTGAAAGTGTATTCGGTGACATTGCTAGCGGTGCAGCATTTGATAGTGTCGGTGGATTCTTAGGAACAGCAATTAAAGCAGTTAATACAGCTAAAAATATCGGTAAATTGAGTGGTGCAGGAATTAGGGCAGAACTTACAGGATTAATTACTAGTCCGGCAGCAGTTTCTGGAATTGTAAATACAGTCGGCGGTATTGTTGGAGCAGCATTCCCTAAAAACAATGGTGGCAATTCAAACACTGAAGCTACCCAAAAAACTCTAGTACCAGGATCGGGACCATAATATGTCTACCAATTTGCCAACCCCACCTGTAGAAGATAGTGGCGCTGCTACTAAGTTATTCTTCGATACCTACGGAAAAGATCCGTTGCAATTTAATGCCAACGAAGTCGATGCAGCAATTGGATTCTTTACCTCTCGAGGATTTGATTCAGACGCTGCTTCTGCTACAGCAGCAGTTTTGTTAAAACAAGCTAAGACCGATGCCGTCCCGGTTTTTAAGCTGCTAGATACCCTTAAAATGCTTACAGGCATACAACTAAGTGCATTGGTAGGCGAGATTCTTAACAACAACCGAAGCCCTATCAGCACGTTAGGCTTTAGATTGGTTAGTGTTGAGAAAGAAAACCAAACTAGAAACATATTTGCATAATGGCAAAATTCGCACAGGGTAGATTTGAAATGAAAAACCCCGACAAATATGTTGGGAAAAAAATACCACTGGCTAGGAGTAGTTGGGAATTTGTTTTTATGCGAATGCTCGATGAACATCCGGGTGTGCAAAATTGGGCAAGTGAAAGTATACAGATCCCCTACAGGGATCCATTAACAGGAAAGTATACAATTTACGTTCCGGATTTTTTTATTACGTATGTAGACAAAAACGGTAGCAAACACGCAGAAGTTGTAGAAGTAAAACCAGCCAATCAAACGTTTATCGAACAAGTAGGTAAGAGTCAATTTAATCAAGCCCAGTACATCAAGAACATGGCAAAATGGGAAGCAGCTAACGCCTGGTGCAAACAACAAGGTGTTAGATTTCGAGTAATCAACGAAGGTGATATTTTTCATCAGGGCTCAAAACGTAGATAAGTAAACGTATGACTAAAAAACTTGAAGAATTGTTCAATTTGGACGATAAGCCCAAAAAAGAAGAAGCTCCTAAACCAGCAATCAAGCCTGCTAGAGAAACCGACGAGTTAGATGCAAGTTACGAAGCTGTTGAAGCTATTACTAAATCATTACCACAAATTCAAGAGCTAGACAACTTAGATGAAGTTGAACTAGACAACCTAGCCAGCAAAGCAGAAGAAGCCTACGATAACCTAATGGATCTAGGCATGAATGTTGAAGTTCGATATAGCGGCCGCATTTTTGAAGTTGCGGGCACTATGCTAGGACACGCAATTACAGCAAAATCCAATAAAATCGAAAAGAAGCTCAAAGCTATCGACATACAGCTTAAAAAGTACAAGATAGATAAAGATAACAACGAAGATCCAAACGATGTCTTAAACGGACAAGGATACATTGTTACAGACCGCAATGAGTTACTTAAGAGATTGGGCAAAAAAGAATAAATATACGTATGAAAACTTTTAAAGAATATCTCACCGAAAGTAAAAAAGTCTATAACTTTAAGATTAAAGTAGCGGGTGAACTACCGGAATCTTTCCAGGAAAACCTAAAGGCAAGTTTAGGCCGTTGTGGCGTTTCTAAATTAGAAAAAGTTGCAACAACACCTATTCAAGCAAATCCTTTAGATTTCCCAAATCACACAAATGCTGAAGTTAGCATTTTTGAAGTAGTATGCGATTATCCTGTAACTGCTCCAGAAATTGCTACTGATGTTAAAGCATTAGGATTAGACGAAGACTGTTTTAGAGTTAGAGGTCTCGGCGAAGATCTTGAACTTGAAATTTCAACAATGGATCCTAGTGGCGATGTGTTGCTAACTGATGCTCAATATAAAGAAGCACCTAATGCTAAACACAAAGAATATTTTGGTGCAGATTTTAACAAAAGTTTCTTAAAAGATTTAAGTAAAGCAGCTAAGGCTCGTGCAAAAGAAAACGAGCAAGGCGAATATAAACTGCCTAAGGGCAAAATTGACAAAGCAGGCACCAAGAGTGCCCTAGGGAGTTAAACAATGGATTTCAATCAATTAATGGCAAAAATGCGTGAGCTTGATACACCCGTACAATCTCAGCAAGCAGCAGTTCAAGAATGTGGCGACCCAATGATGGGCACCCCTCCAATGCCAGGCATGGCTATGCAACAACAGCAACCGCCTGCACATCCTAGCATGAGTGTTAACTTAAATGCTCAAGGAATGGACAATATCGAAAGTTTACTAAAGTTAATGACTAAAGTAAATCCAGACATGATTAATCAACCAGGTGGTACTGATGCAACATTACCTGTAATTACTGGTCCTGGTCCAAGCATTAGTTCTATTAAACCAGAACTTCCTCCATTGAAAATGCTTCCCGACTTTGATAAAGAACCAGAAGGTGATCACGATGAGCCAGATGCAGACAACTTCGGTGGTCCTAGCGACAACGATGCTGACAACATGCCACCAGTTGGTGACCTAGATCACGATGAGCCAGATGCAGACAACTTTGGTGGTCCTAGCGACGGTGATTCAGACAACAGTGTTGACATGATCCAGAAGTCAATGGGCGACAATGACGGTGATGGTGATCATGATATGCGCGATCACGAAATTGAAAAGAAAGATGACAAAGAAGAAAAAGAAGCTTACGGTAATTCACTAGGTCGTTCAGAGCCAAGCAGCAAAGGCAGTCCTTTTGATGCAACGGGTGACGATTTAAACAAACCTAAGAAAACATTCCCTAAAGTTGCAGGCGGCGACAATCCTATGCAACGCAATGAAAGCAAAGAAGCCCTACGTGCAAGTATTCGTGCAGAACTTCTAAGCAGACTAAACGAAGCTAAAGGAGCGAAATAATGGCATCAGTAACAAGAGTTAACGGTTTACGTAATACCGTTGGAACGCTATATACAGACAACTGCAATATGTTTGTAATCCAGGTTCAAAATGCTGCTAACAGCAATAGAGATCTACGTGCAGAAGATGATGCAGTTGATGAAGCAGTAGAATATATTGTTAAAGAATTAAACCCGTTAGCATTCTTTGTTGTAGACGCTGCCACAGGCCTTATCTATGTCGTAATGGATAAGAATATCAGCAGTGCTAGCGAATTACAGACAAGAATTCGTAACATGGGCACAGCAGTTGGTGCAAACAGCATTGATGTAACCGGTACAGACGTTACGTTAGCTACTGCATTAACATTGGCTTGATAATTTATTAAAAACCAAATAGGCTCTTCGGAGCCTATTTTTTTCGTTAAATAAAAGTATGGCAAAATCATTAGACGGTAATTTAATTAAGAAAGCTCACGCCCAGCAAAGGTATACTCTTGAGGAAGTAGAGCATCTTGAAAAGTGTATGGATCCTGTAAACGGACCCATTTACTTTGCAACTCATTTCTTAAAAATTCAACACCCAGTTAAGGGCAGTATTCCTTTTGAACCGTACGATTATCAATTAAGACTGATTCAAGCCTATCACGAGAACAAGCAATGTATTGCTATGTTGCCTCGTCAGATGGGTAAAACAACTTGTGCTTGTGCTTACTTACTCTGGTACACAATGTTTGTGCCAGAAGCACAAGTGCTTATCGCTGCTCACAAATACGAAGGTGCGCAGGATATTATGAACCGTTATCGTTTTGGTTACGAGAACTTGCCAGACTTTATTCGTGCTGGTGTTTATTCATATAACAGAAACACAATTGAATACGATAACGGCGCACGTATTCAAGCAGTAACAACAACAGAAAATACCGGTCGTGGTAAATCTCTTTCTTTAATTTATTGTGACGAGTTTGCGTTTGTTCAACCACCGGAAAAAGCCAAAGAATTTTGGACTGCTTTGTCTCCAACACTATCAACCGGTGGTAAGTGTATTATTACATCAACTCCAAACTCAGACGAAGACCAATTTGCGTTAATCTGGACAGAAGCACAAAAACGTTTTGACGAGTTCGGTAACGAACAAGCATTAGGTAGCAATGGATTCCATAGCTTCTTTGCACATTGGAACGAACACCCAGACCGTGATGAAAAATGGGCTGCTACAGAACGTGCTAAAATTGGCGATGAACGTTTCCGTCGTGAATTTGATTGCGAATTCCTGATCTTTGATGAAACGCTAATCAACGCAGTAAAACTAGCAGAGCTTAAAGGTGTTGAGCCAACAATGACAATGGGTCAAACACGATTCTACAAAGACATAGATCCAAAATCAACTTATCTTGTTGCGCTTGATCCTAGCCTAGGTACAGGCGGAGACTACGGTGCTATTCAGGTATATGAAATGCCTGCAATGATCCAGGTAGCAGAATGGCATCATAACTTAACTCCAATCCAAATACAAGTTAAACATTTACGAGATTTGTGCAAGTATATCCAGGATAGAGGTAAAGAAAAGGGCGGAGTTCCGCAGGTCTACTATAGTGTTGAAAATAACACAGTAGGCGAAAGTGCTCTAATATGTATTGAAAACATGGGTGAAGAAACAATACCCGGTTTGTTCCTAAGTGAACCAATACGTAAAGGACACGTTAGAAGATTCCGTAAAGGATTTAACACAACTCACAAGACTAAAATATCGTCTTGTAGCCAGTTTAAACATATGTTAGAAACTGGAAAAATGAAAATACATTCAAAGCCCTTGGTATCCGAACTAAAAACGTTTATTGCACACGGTGTAGGGTTTGGCGCTAAAACGGGCGAACACGATGACTTAGTTTCTGCATCGTTGTTAATTATAAGAATGGCAGAGATCCTAGCAGATTGGGATCCTAAAATATACGAAAAAATGACAGAGAAAATGACAGAAGATCAGCTACCTATGCCGATTTTTGTCAGCAGCGGTTTTTGATAAATATAACTATGGACGCAACAAACAATATAGCCACCGATTTATTCTACAAAGTTAGAAGCAGATTTAAAGGCCTAAAACTTGGTAACGAAACTGGAGAGATTACAATCAATCCAGAAGAAGCACGATTCTTTGATTTTGATTACATGGAAGGTGAAAATCCAATCGGGCACGTTAGCATTAGCCTAGCAGAACAAAATTCAATGAAAGTATACTTTAGTTCTGGCATCACAGAATCTATGGATTCTGGACAAAAGAATAACTGGTATGGATTCTTAAAAGAATTAAGAATGTTTGCAAAGCGTAGACTTATGGCATTTGACACTAGGGACATTGCCAAAGATAATTTAGATAAAAGAGATTATGCGTTTTTAAGTCAACATAATCAACCACAGAAACAAACCCCTAATACAGTTGTAAACCCAGTTGGAGAATCAGTTATGAACGAAAGTGCATTGTATGGTAGCAGAACAATGAGCTACCAGAAATTAATGGACACCAGATTAATCATTAAGCATAGTCATGCACTAACAGATGATACTGCACCTGGTGCAAGAAGCAGAAACATTTCAGCATTGTTTGTTGAGAATCAGGACGGTGAGCGTTTTAAGTATCCGTTCATTCACCTGAGCGGAGCTCGTGCAATGCAACGTCACGTAGCTAACGGCGGTGTACCATATGACGACATTGGCAAAAGCATTATCCAGATGAGTGAAGAAATTGCTCAACTAAAAAGTTTTGGTAACTATGTTGTTCGTAACGATTTAATGAATAGCGGCAACAACGGCATTGTTGAACAAAGTCAACAACAGTTACAAAACCTAAGAGAACAAATGGCCAAACTAGCAAAGCAAGGCCACTATGAGGCATACAGAGAGTCGTTCCAGGCACAATCACCATTAGAGGTCCCAGAAGACGTAGTAGAACAGTTTACTGATCAGTTTACAGTTCGCAATTTTAAAGAAGACATTAAATCTGTATTCCCGGTCCTATATAGACTAATGAAGGAATCAGAACTAGGCTACAACGACATAGTCGACATGACATCTACTCCTGTAAAAGGTGAAGTAGAGATTGCTGAAAGTGAAGACGAGTTTGATCGCTTTGAATCCTGGGTAATGGGACTAGGTGAATCTAGTGCTATTATCAGCAAAGATCCAGAAGAACAACAACTTGCTTTACAAAATTTACAAACCCTAGTTAAAGAAAATTTCCCTGCTGGTGTAGATGGTGCAAATGCTATCGAAAGCCTCAAAGGCATTATCGAAGATCCTCAATTATTCAAACAAATTAAAGAGCAGGCAAAACAAGATCCGTCTACAGACGTTCGTGGAGTTGTTGCAGAATGGTTGCAACAAAATACTCCAGAGTCTATGCAGAATTTAGACTTTGGTGATTTCCAAGCAGCGCCTGCACAAGCAGAACCAGTGGCTCCAGAAACTGAAGCAGCTAATGTTGCCGAAGCCGGCAGCTTACCAAACGAATTCGACACAGAATACGAAACTGAAAATGGAACTGTTGTATTCACTGTAGGTGAAAACGGTGAAGTTGTAGTTAACAAAGTATTGTTAGGCAAGGCAGATATTACAGCAACACTAGGCGATTATATTGCCGATATTGCTTCTGAAATTGACCCAGCAGATGGCGGAGATGCACCCCAGAAAGTTGTACAAAATCAATATCTAATGTTACCATTAACTATTGAGTATGAAATTTCCGGTGAGTATAGAGATGCAACTTGGGGTTACCATGGTGGTTCTCCTGCAGAATATCCCGAGATTGACGATGCCAACGTCTACGTTACAGGCAACGGACACAAGGTCGCAATTGATGCCGATGACTTAGGCAAAGGCGCTAGTGATTGGGTTGATGAGCAGATTTGGGATGATGCTGATTCTGGTGGCGGCAATGACTACTATGATGGTCCAGAACCAGATTACGAAAGCACTGAAGAACCAACTAAACAAAAACAACAAAGTATTAACGTACAAGAACTAGCTGAGTTTATTCACACATTCTATGACCGTAACACAAACACATTCCCTAAAGGCCCGGAAGGCGTAGCAATCATGGTAGGTAAGAAGTTTGGTGAACAGGCAGAACACGTTGCTCGTAAATTTGTAGAAAGAATGGCTCCACAACAAGTTACACAAGTAACTCAAGAGGCTACCGAATTGGCTAGAATTAAACAACTATCCGGCATTAGCAAAGGTCTAGGTTTTTAAGATTTCGTCGCAGTTAGAGTTGATTAAGAACTCTGTTAGATTGGGCACTTAGGTGCCCTTTCTTTTGATTACGTGTAAACTTTATGTCTAGGTAATGCGTTATATGTATATGCTAGGAGGCATTATGTATGAAACGTTTAGCTGTGACAGCGATTGCGAGTCTGATATTAGTAACTGGTACAAGCCAGGCAAATCCGAGATTTCATCATGGACACCATCACGGTGCTCATCATGCAGAGTGGATTGCTCCGCTTGTGATAGGAAGCGTAGTAACGTATGCTCTAACAAGACCTGCACCTCAGCCAGTAATAGTTCAACAACCTCAGCAAGTGTATCCTAACATACCACCAGCACCATACGGTTTCCATTACGAAAATGTATTGGACGCTAACTGTAATTGTTACAGGCTGGTTCTTGTTTCAAACTAACCTTAAAGGAAATTAAAATGAAACTATTTGCAACTCTAATCGCTTCTGCTTTCGCAGTAACAGCATTCGCAGCAGAACCTGCTAAGACCGCAGTAGCACCAACAGCTACAGCATCTGCACCAGCAAAAGCTGAAGTTAAGCCAGCAGTTGTTAAAGACGCTGCCAAACCAGCAGTCATTGACCCGGCAAAAACGCCTGCCAAAAGTGGTCCTGCCAAGGACGAAAAGGCAGCAGCACCAGCTACTAAGCCAGCAGCGAAGTGATGTAAACGAATCGGACGACGATGTCGGATCCGATGAGCTCGACGTTCACGTTTCATATCGCCGTCCGCAAGTAGTCACTGAAGAATACAATCTCTTTGACGACGACTTACCAACACACATCACAGACAGATTGGCTCACATAAGAGCCCTGGCACTGGAAAAATATAAAGAAGTCCACGGTTAAGCCCTGGGCTTTTTTATTGGCTATATTGTTCAGAAAAAGTGTGGCTTTTTGTTGACTCTGCTAAATAAAAAGTGCATAATAGTTACTATGCACATTAAGGCATACAAGCATTTTAAGGCATATATAGGAGGCATATAAAATGGCTACATTAGCAGAAATCCGTGCGAAACTTCAAGAAGCACAATCAAAGTCCACAGGACAATCCACCGGCGGTGGAGACAACGCAATTTACCCACATTGGAACATGCAAGAAGGTAAGGAAGCAGTAATTCGCTTGCTACCCGACGGTAATCCCAACAACACATTTTTCTGGGTAGAACGTGCAATGATCAAATTGCCGTTTGCAGGTATCAAAGGCGAAGCAGATTCACGTCCAGTACAGGTGCAAGTTCCTTGCGTCGAAATGTATAACGACGGTTCAGTTTGCCCAATCCTATCTGAAGTGCGTGGTTGGTTTAAGGATAAATCGCTAGAAGAAATGGGTCGTAAGTATTGGAAGAAGCGTAGTTACATCTTCCAAGGTTTTGTTGTTGAAGACCCAATCAAGGAAGACAAGGTTCCAGAGAACCCAATCCGCCGATTCATCATCGGTCCTCAAATCTATCAAATCATTCGCAGTGCGTTGATGGATCCTGAGTTGGAAGAATTGCCAACAGATTTCTTGCGTGGCGTAGACTTCCGTATTGCCAAAACATCTAAGGGTGGTTTTGCTGATTACTCTACATCAAAGTGGAGTCGTCGTGAACGTGCTCTAAGCGATGTTGAAAAGGCAGCATTAGAATCACATCAACTATTCAACCTAAGCGACTTCCTACCTAAGAAGCCAACTGATGTTGAGCTTAAGGTAATGAAGGAAATGTTTGAAGCATCAGTTGACGGCGAACCATATGACATGGAACGTTGGGGACAATACTTCAAGCCAGCAGGCATGGGTGCCGCAACAGGTGATCCTAACAAGGCATCTGCTCGTGCAACTAGTGCCCCAGCAGTCTCAACTGAAGAAGAAGCTCCTTGGGAAGAACCAGCTGTAGTAGCACCAGTTAAGGGTGTTAACTTAGCAGACGCCGCAACCCCTGCGGCAGGTGAAGGTGCAAGTCGTGCGCAAGATATCCTTGCCATGATTCGTAACCGTCAAAAGCAGTAATAGCTAAACATAGAGTGCGGGGCAATCTCGCACTCTATTCACTATAGGGGAATAAGAATGACAAAATTAACTAAGTTAACGAAAGTTAACGAAAGCATCACCATCAATCGTTATGACAACGGTTGGATGGTCGAAGTAGGCGGCAAAGATAAAAAAGATGACTGGAAGACCGCAAAAGTCATGTGTAATACAGAAGAAGAACTGCTCGACGTTATTAAAGAGTGGAATACAATGGAGGTCGACAACTAATGGCAAAAGCATTTGATATTAGTAAATTTAGAAAGTCAATTACAAAATCCATCGAAGGCTTGTCAATTGGTTTTAATGATCCAACAGATTGGGTCAGCACAGGTAATTACGCATTGAATTATCTAATCAGCGGTGACTTCCACAAAGGTGTTCCGCTAGGTAAAGTTACTGTGTTTGCAGGTGAATCTGGTGCAGGCAAGTCATATATTTGTTCTGGTAACCTTATTAAGGCAGCACAAGCACAAGGCATTTATCCTATTCTAGTTGATACAGAAAACGCACTCGACGAAGATTGGTTAAAGGCATTGGGTGTGGATACTAGCGAAGATAAGTTACTAAAACTTAACATGGCTATGATTGATGATGTAGCAAAAACTATTACAGAGTTTGTTGCAGAATACAAAGCAATGCCAGAAGAAACTCGTCCTAAAGTCTTGTTTGTACTTGACAGCTTGGGTATGTTGCTAACACCGACAGATGTTAATCAGTTTGAAGCAGGTGATTTAAAGGGCGACATGGGCCGTAAACCTAAAGCACTTACAGCACTTGTTCGTAACTGTGTAAACATGTTTGGTTCGCTAAACATTGGTCTAGTCGCTACAAATCACACATACGCTTCACAAGATATGTTTGATCCAGATGACAAGATTTCAGGCGGTCAAGGCTTTATCTATGCAAGTTCAATTGTTGTAGCAATGCGCAAATTGAAACTTAAAGAAGACGAAGATGGCAACAAGATTTCAGAAGTCCGTGGTATTCGTGCCGCATGTAAGATTATGAAAACTCGTTACGCAAAACCATTTGAGAGTGTACAAGTTAAGATCCCTTATGAAACAGGTATGAATCCGTATAGCGGAATGGTAGACCTGGCAGAAGAAAAAGGTCTTCTAAAGAAAGAAGGTAACAGTCTTGTTTACACAACCAAAGATGGCGAAATCATCAAACAATTCCGCAAAGCGTGGGAAAGAAATGAGAATGGTGGCTTAGATGCTATTATGTCTGACATTTCAAAACACGGTGAAAATTCCGTTTCTGAGATAACTACAAATGTTGAACCCGAAACGGAGATTGTAGAATGAAAGAAGATTTAATTGCAGACATCTGGACATTGGTAATCGAACATATTCCTGAAAAGCACAGAAAAGACCTAGCGGCGGACTTTGTTAATACTTTATTAGATTACGGTATTAAAGAAAGTGTATTGCAAAGTCTACAAGGCGTAGACGGATATCTCGATGATGCTATTGATTATGCAATCGATGGTGAAGATATTGACGAAGATTGTGATTATTACGAAGACGAAGAATGACAAATTGGTACGACAAGGTTACAAAAGATATTAGCAACATCCCAGATGCTGTGGCATATTATGAGGCTGAATTATTGGCAGCAAAGAATGATGTCCGCGTAGCGGGAAATATTGAAAGGGCCGCTGCCAGTATGCCCGGCATTGTTGAGAATAGATTTAACCAACTTCAAGAAGTTGAAGGTATCCTTGAGTACCTAAATATCGAACTTCGTAGACTGCGTAGTCAACATTTTCGCAGGTATCTCGAAAACTATCAACGGGCTTTGTCTTCTAGAGACTGTGAAAAGTTTATAGAAGGCGAAGCTGACGTTGTAGACTTTGAAAAAATTATCAACGACTTTGCATTGTTGCGTAACAAATGGTTAGGTATTATCAAAGCCTTAGACATTAAACAATGGCAAGTGTCAAATATTGTTAAGTTAAGAACGGCAGGGCTAGAAGACGCAACGCTATGAACATTTTAGTTACAGGTGGATTGGGCTTAATTGGCCATAACATCGTTCGTAAGTTAATTCAGTTAAACCACAATGTTGTAATTTATGACAATTGTACAAATTACGGAATCATTCCGCAATCTGAAATTGACTATCTTATTAATGAGCGCAAACAAATAATCGGCAATATTCCTTGTTACAACAGTGACATCTGTGAAGAAGCTACTGTAAACCATGTTATAAAGCATAACAAGATAGATACTATTATTCATCTTGCTAGTTTCCCAAGACAAAAAGTTGTTAACGCTAATCCAGTGTTAGGCAGCACTGTTATGAGCACAGGACTTCTTGTATTATTAGAAGCTGCTGCTAAACACGGTGTGAAAAGATTTACCTATGCTAGTTCAAGCATGGTATACGGCGACTTTGAAGATTTTGTAACTGAAGATGCTATTTGTCGTCCGCAAGGGCAATATGGCATTCTTAAATTAGCAGGAGAATGGCTTGTTAAAGATTACTCTCGTAAGCATGGTATTGAGCATACTATTATACGTCCCTCTGCTGTATATGGTCCACTCGACGTGGAAGACCGCGTCATTTCAAAATTCTTGCTCACAGCAATGCGAGGAGAAACTCTCAAAGTAAACGGCCGTAACGAAACATTAGACTTCACTTATGTTGACGATGCAGCCGAAGGTTTTGTTGCAGCCACTCTATCAGACAAGGCTGCTAACAACACCTACAACATTACTAAGAGCCACAGCAAAACATTGCTATCTGCTGCCGAACTTGCTGTTAAGTTAGCCGGTTCTGGTAAAATAGAAGTTCGAGATAAAGATGCTGATTTCCCTAGTAGGGGAGCATTAGACATTACTAAAGCTCGAAGAGATTTTAATTTTAATCCAAAAGTTGACGTCGACGAAGGTTTTGAAATCTACTATAACTGGATTAAGAATTCTCATTATTGGCAGGCTCATTTATAAAAATACAGTAATATGCGCAGATAAATATCTGCATGAAACGCATTGTACTAATCACAGGGGGTTTCGATCCCCTTCATTCTGGGCACATAGCCTATATAAACGCAGCTAGGGAATTAGGTGATTCACTAATAGTCGGAGTAAACTCAGACGAATGGTTACGTAGAAAGAAAGGACAAGCATTTATGTCCTGGGAAGAACGTGCAACTATCATTGCGGCCTTGCATAATGTCGACAGAGTTATTAACTTTGACGATAGCGACAATAGTGCAAAAGATGCTATTAAAAAAGTAAGGGCAATTAGACCTTCTGCACAAATAGTATTTGCCAACGGTGGCGATAGGACAAAAGACAACATCCCTGAAATGGACTTACTAGATGAAATGTTACATCTAGAATTTGCCTTTGGTGTAGGAGGCGAAGATAAAAAGAATTCTAGTTCTTGGATTTTGCAAGAGTGGAAAGCACCTAAGACTGAACGCCCTTGGGGATACTATCGTGTATTACACGAAGTGCAAGGAATGAAGGTCAAAGAATTAACTGTTAATCCCGGTTGCAGTTTAAGTATGCAACGCCATAATCACAGAGCAGAGTATTGGATTGTTAGCGATGGCAGAGCCAATGTTAACAGCATGATGGCTGGTGGCTATGCCCTTCCAACTACTGAACTTGCCCCACACGAACAATACAGAGTGCCAGTCGGCGAATGGCATCAATTAACTAACCCTTATGATAGTCCTGTTAGGATTGTTGAAATCCAGTACGGATTAGAGTGTGTCGAAGAGGACATTGAGCGCAAATGATTCCAATATTTGTAGGATACGACCCACGAGAAGCAATAGCATTTCACGTGTGTGCAAATAGTATTATTAGACACGCTAGTCGACCGGTTAGTATTATTCCGTTGGCTTTAAATTTGTTTAAGGATTACACAGAAACGCACACTGACGGTAGCAATCAATTTATCTACAGTAGATTTTTAGTTCCACATCTAATGGACTTTAGCGGACACGCTATCTTTATAGACGGTGACATGATTGTTAGAGACGACATTGTTAAGTTGTGGGAGATGAGAGACTTTAGCAAAGACGTACAAGTAGTTAAACACAACTACAAAACAAGAATGACAGAAAAATATTTAGGAGCAAAGAATGAAGATTACCCTCGCAAGAATTGGTCTAGTGTTATTTTGTGGAATTGTAGTAGCTTTCCTAACAGGCAACTTACTCCCCAATTCATCCAACAATCCACAGGCAGTTTCCTCCACCGCTTCTCGTGGATAGACGATAGTCGTATAGGTGAATTGCCTATTGAATGGAATTGGTTACCGGATGAGTTTGGGCCAAATTCCGATGCTAAACTTTTACATTATACATTAGGCACCCCTAGCTTTCACGAATTTGCTACAACTCCAATGGGAGACGAGTGGCATCGTGAACGCATCTTTACAGAGTATTGTCAACAGCGTAACATATGAATAATTGGATCTGTTTAAGCAAAGGCGGAGAAGACGAATACATCAATAGGTTTGCACTAGGAACCGATTGTCGAATGATACGCACAGAAGATTTTGTCTACTCAGACAGTACTGATCCTATTATACTTAGAGGAATACTCAAGTATAAAATAATGCAGCAGTGTTGGGAAGACAACAGAACTTTCTATTACATGGACACTGGTTACCTTGGTAATCAAAAGAATCCCTTAAACCCCAACGGTTGGAAAGTTTGGCATAGGATTGTTAAGAATAATTTACAGCACGGAGAAATAATTAATCGTCCTGCTGATCGATGGGAAGCATTACAGTTACCTATTGAAAACTGGAAGAAGGGTGGTAGGAAAATCATTGTTGCTGCGCCTGACGAAAAGCCCTGCAAGTTCTATGGTATTGACAAAGATACCTGGGTAGCAGAGACTGTTGCAAAATTAAAACAATTTACTGACCGAGAAATTATAGTTCGAGATCGTGCTAAATCACGCTTAGAACGTGTCGAACACAATACACTGAAGCAGGCCTTAGACGACGATGTTCATGCGCTTGTAACGTACAATAGCGTGGCTGCAACAGAATCTGTACTGTACGGAATCCCTGCTTTTACATTAGCACCGTGTAATGCAGCAGGTCCGGTAAGCAGTCAGGATATAGGTCAAATTGAATCCCCGTATTATCCAGATAAGGATAAAGTATACGCCTGGGCCTGCCATTTAGCTTACGGACAATTCCACAATAACGAACTCAGAAATGGTACTGCAAAAAGGATGTTAGAAGAATGACAACTGTTGCGGTCTATCATAAATCTGTGCCTAATAAAAAGAATCAGGAGAAAATAGATATCTTGCGATTCTTTGCGCAAGGAGCAAGAACAATAGGAGACCCAGTTACAGACATCAACGATTACACTATTAGAGAATCTGATGTTGCTGTAATTCAGGGTTGGATAGCTCCAGGGCAAGTAGTAACACCGCACGGTGATCTTAGGACACGAGTAATACAGAATCAATTACAAAATTCTAAATATGTAGTAGGTGTTGACAGTAATTTATTTTTATATGCTGATACTAGTAATCGACTTCATTATCTTCGTTATAGTTTCAACGGTGTATTCCCAAGTACTGGAATCTATTGCGATACTTCTGTAGATCCACAACGATGGAAAAAAGTTAGTAAAGATCTTAATTTACAATTAAAAGATTATCGCACTAACGGAAATCATATATTGTTATGTATGCAACGTAACGGCGGTTGGTCTATGGGCAATTTAGATAATCAGGATTGGGCTTTAAGAACTATTGCTGAAATCAGGAAACACAGCAATAGGCCAATTGTTATTAGATTACACCCCGGTGACAAAGAAACTAAACGAATTTTTAAAGCCGGAAAACCGTTATGTAAAATAAATTTCAATTACGGTGTTGAATTAAGCCATAACGAAAATTTAATTGATGATTTAAAAAACTGCTGGGCTGTTGTAAATCATAATTCTAGCCCAGTAGTTGGCGCTGCAATTGAAGGCTATCCTGTATTTGTTTCCGATCCAAATAACAGCCAATGCAAAGAGATTGCTAATACAGATTTTTCACAAATTGAAAATCCTTCACTATTTGATAGACAACAGTGGATCGAAAGGCTTGCAATGTCTCACTGGAAATTTGATGAATTAAAATCTGGCGAGTGCTGGAGTCATATGAAAAAGTTTATTCTATGATTCAGGTTTTAAAATCAGACTTTGGCTCATCGCCTTGGGTCTTAGAAAATTTAAAAAACGTAATTCTGTTAGACGACTGGAAAGCTGCTAATAAGGATATTCCTATATTCTGTGAAGGTAATTTATTACACGAATCAGTTAGGCATTGGTTAACCAACAATTACTTAGCTGTGTATTTTGCTAGAGGTTGCCTTGGAAACCATCCACTAAAACGAAGAAACTTTTGGAGATATAGTGTTAACAGTTGGGCAAACATTGTTAACCGACCAATACCATATAGTCGTTGGGGTGTATTAAATTTGCCAAAACATCCCTGGAAAGTAAAACACGTAAAGAATGTGTTAATTGCTCCTAGTAAAATGACTTCTGTAGTATGGACTCCTGAGTTAGGCTATAAGTGGGCAGAACACATGGCCGAACAATTCCCAGGTGCAAATGTAAGAATTAGAAGAAAATTAGGCAAGCCAGGCATCAGATATGATTCGCTGTGGAAAGACTTTGATTGGGCTGACTTAGTGGTTTCTCAAAGTTCTGCTATAACTGTAGAAGCGTTCTGGTACGGTAAAAAAGTTATTAGTACAGAACCCTGCATTACATGGTTAGCAGGAAAAACTGAAATGAACGATTGGCAGAATCCTGCAGAGCCCACAGGCAGAGACGAATGGCACGAACACGTTGCCTGGAATCAATTTACAACAGACGAATGGACTTCTGGCCGGGCTTGGGAGTTGATGAATATGTATATTGGGGATTTAAAATCGTATGTCTCTACACACGCATATTCATTTAAATCTTAACAAATAACAACCGATACGTTCGCCTTTAAACATTTTTTCAAAGTTTGAAAATGTTGCTAGTACTTCTTCGTGCGACCAATCATCTTTAACGTGAACTTCGTACGGATTGCCTTCGTATTCGTCTTGTGGATAATGTATAATAGGAATGCTGATAATAGCGTATCTTGTAAATTTAGAAACAGCATTAACTACTTCGATTGCTTCTTCTTTAGTTATATGCTCTAATACGTCGCCCATAATCACTAAGTCAAACGGAGCAATTGTTGAAAAATCAACCTTTCTAACATCAGAAAGAATTACTTCGTGGTACCTTTCTTTAAGTGCATATTCTTCTATGTAAGGTTCCCAAGCTTCTATCCCTATTAATGTTGCATCACGGAATAGTCTTAATTTTCTAAACATTTTTGCATAAGTTCCACTGCCTGCACCTATGTCAACAATCTTATTAATGCCTTCGAGTTCTCTGCACCATTCGGCTATTTCGTTCTTTCCTTCTTTATCACTTCTGGGCATTGTAATCATCCCAAAATGTTGTTCTTGTTAAACTTCTTTTTCCGTCTTTCTTAACTAATGCAATTCCCATTACGTAGTTATGAACTTGAATTTTTACAAGATATTGATTTATAGCGTTATCGGCAGGTAAAAATGTATGTTGGTAGGTATCTACTAGTTTTTTAGCAGCATGTGGTTTTAGAGCATAACCACAGCATCCTGGCATAGATGCTTGCCAGTAATCTTCAGCCTTTGGTTCTCCTGCTGGTGTTTCAAGATATTTCATGTACTTTCCGCTTTTGGTAGGATGACCTAATGCTAAGACTAAAACGTCCTCCCAGTCTACAGGAATATATGGTCTTGCTATCACAATATCATCTTCCCATATAATGATAGGTTCGTTGAGTTCTACACATTTTTGCCATAATCTATAATGGCTATAAAAACAACCTCGAACTCCGGGACTAAATGCCTTAGCATTCTCATTTACCCATTCTGGACTTATAGGATGGTCTGGTCCTTTAATACCCCAGGGGTGAATCGTTCTGTTTTCCTCTTCCATCATTTTGATAGAATCGCTGCCATACGTGCCTTCAAACAATTCTGCTGTTACGCCGAGTTCTAATAGCTTATCTTTTAATTTTGTTGCAGTTTCAATTGATGCTGGAATTTTAGACAAGCAAATAATGTAATTTTTCATTTCCAATAGGCCTCCGTTCTTTTTATTTTTAAATCTTTTGCGTGACTCTTGCCTGTGCTCTTTCTATCACCTTTCAAATGATCTAAAAATGCCCCCCATTCACTATTAATCAACGGATGCCCTTCTCCGGTAACAATATGTCCACTCCAGTCTAACTCTTGTAACTGCATAGATGTTCTGACAGCGTCAAATACAAAGCTGTCATGCCATTCTTCCAGTTTAAAAATCCCTTCCTCGGCCTGATCGTACATATGTTGAAATCTTTCTAAGAATAATTTCATCATAGGACTTCTAAGATTCATCGCATACAGTCCACACTCTGAATATTTTCCTTTTCTTCCAAGGAAACATAGATCTTTGTCAGTTGGACACAACCGTAAAATGGTTTCAAGGTCAATCTTGCTATGACAAACAGTGTCAGCATCCATCCACAATAAGATATCTGCATCAGTTTCCTTGGCGCAATGAAAAATAGCATAGACTTTGTGAGCAAATCTCACAGCGTCCCATTTAAACCCTTTGCCGGCATCTTTTCTTCTGCTGCGGATAGGATCGTCAGTCACATTGCCGTTAGCTTTTGGTACATCCCTCCATTTTTCTTTGAAGGCTTGTAATTCTGGAATCTCTTCTAGACGCTTGAGTGTGATCCTGTCATGGTCTGGGACTGCTGGATTGCATTCCTCTGGATATAAATGTAAGGTTACTTCTTTAGGCCATGTTTCGCAAAAAGTATTGATCATTCTTTGACCGTATTGCTTTAATCCATTAGGATGAAACGTTGTTACTACCGCAATTTTTGTCATTAATTCTTCCAGAGGTGGTGTGTATTATGTATGTCTACAACTTTGTAGCCATGAGATTTTAAAAACTTATGTTGCTCAACTGAAGACATCGGTTCGCCTTCAATTAATATCTGCGGAAATCGAGATCTGAGTAAAAATAAGATATTTGGAAGTGTATGCACATACTCTCGGTCGATTATTACAAAATCTACGTCGGGCAAGTGATTAACACTTTCTAAATTTTCACGATAAATCAAATTTTTATACCTCAGCGTTTCGTCTTTGGCGTAAAGAATAAACACCGTCGGCGCTTCTTCTAACAACTCAACTAAATTTCCAAAAGCAGAACCTATAACTAAAATATTTCGGTAATTCTTGTTAAGTTTTTTTAATCTTTTTGAAAATTTACCCATGTTATATCATTAAATACTCATATATTTATTTCCTTAATGAAATTCAAAATTTATAAAGAGTACGGTGCATTGAACAGCGTACCTGTTTTCGCCGCAGTTGAACAAGGCCTGAAAAATCTCGGTTTTTCGGTGGTGGATTCTGGCCAGGATGTGGAAATTATTTGGTCAGTGTTGTGGCAAGGTCGAATGAAAAATAACCAACAGGTCTACGAAAGAGCCATTGCCAACGGCACACCTGTTATGATTGTCGAGGTTGGAAATCTTCTAAGAGGTCGTACATGGAGGTTGTCACTAAACCACATAAATGGCCTGGGAATTTTCGCAAATTCTGAAAATTTAGACAAAAGCAGAATTAATAAATTAGGAATAAATTTGTTGCCTGAAAATCTAAACCGCAGAGAAGAAATCTTAATAGCTGGCCAACACCAACAAAGTTTACAATGGAAAGGCCAACCTCCAATGGCTGATTGGGTTCGACAAAAAATCAGCGAAATTCGGAAATTTTCGTCAAGAAACATAATTGTAAGACCACACCCACGCTCGCCATTTATTTTAAATATTTCCGGAGTGAAGGTAGACACTCCAAGACAATTACCAAACACCTACGATGATTTTAATTTTGATTCCAATTATCATTGTGTTGTAAATTTTAATAGCGGACCTGCTGTTAAGGCAGCAATTTCTGGTATACCTGTAATAACTGACAGTAGTAGCTTGGCATATCCAGTCAGCGACTTAATTGAAAATATTGAAGAGCCAATTCTTAAACCGAGAGAAGAATGGTTTTTGAAATTGTGCCACACCGAATGGACTGTTGAAGAAATAGCAACAGGTGAGCCGATTAGAATTTTGGTAAATGCCTTAAAAAGTACTTGACTCTGCCGGTAAAATCTGTTAGAATAATAGTATGGCATCATCTTTATACATCGAAGACACGTTCATTCAATTTTATGACAATTGCATATCCCTATTGCAAGATAAGGATATGACTGCTTGTCACAGTTTCTACGAACTGGTTATTTTGAACAAACCGCTAACTGCTAGTCAGGGTAATTTTCTCTTGAAAATCTTGGAAAAATACAAGCACCTTGGCATTCGTAGCGGTGTCGAACACGCAGACAACTTGTCAGCACTTGTATGGAAGAATCCGTTTAGGACTCTAGATATGTCACGTTCTGTCTTTGTTGAAAGTACAGATTCTGGAATTAGTGTATGTATGAAATTTCCATACGCTTTGAAGAAAGAATTCGAAACAGACATAGAAAATAACAAAGTTGACTCTGCTAGTCGATGGGACCATGACAGAAAACTGCGGGTACTGAGCGCCTACCAACACAACTTAATTCAAATACACGAGTTCTGCCAAAAGCATAACTTTGAAATCGATAACTCATTTTTAGATGCGGTAAGTCAAGTGGAAGAAATCTGGCAATCACAAGATAAAGTACTATGTCACAGCGTAATTGAAGACAATAATGTTGTCTTGAAAAATGCCGTTGGCTCTTCTGTTGACTACTGGAATGATCGAAAGAGTTCTTCAATAAATCACAATATGTACCTAGCCAAGACAATGGGCTTTCCGTTGCGCTTGCCTTTTGCTGCCGAAACTACAGTTGAACAAATTGCCGTTTCTAAAGAGAAATCTTTCTGGATGCCGTCTGTTGATAACTTCTTTGAGCTATACAGAGACATAGGCGGTATTGCCGGAGTACTCCTAGATAGAAACACAAAAAATGTTATCGAATGGCTTGACAACTTTGCCAAGACAGCAGAAAAGCATTCTATGAGACATTTGATTAGAGTTTGTTTTAGAGACGAATCAGACAAAAATTCTCAGTTGAATGCCTGGATCAAAGACAATGATTTGGGTGGAAAAGTTGACGAAGGAAAGATCCTTATCTTCCTCCATAAGCCGCCTAAGTGGTTGTTTAAAAAGAACGTAGATGTTAATATTATAGTAACAAATAGTTACACTCCGCATAATGAACCGATTTCAACAGCCTGGTTATCCAGCCATCCTTGTGTTTGCTATGTAGGAGAAATAAAGCCTACGCCGCCAAGGAATACGAAAATTGTCAGTTTGTAAATTAATAATAAAAGACGAAGTAAACATTAAATGTGACGGACTAAGTGTTGAGACTAGGCGTAAGATTGTCAACAAATTAAAGTTTGACTTACCTTACGCCCGCCACATGCCTGCTTATAAACTAGGCAGATGGGATGGTACAAAAACATATTTTGGTATTGGTGGCAATGGATATCTAGCACATCTAGAAGTCATCCTTCCTATTATAACTGAAGCCGGATATGAAATTGACATTGAAGATTTGCGTCAACATAGTTCAATTGAATTTGAACACATAACAGAAAACTATTGGGCCGACAAAGGCAAGACCTGGCCCAAAGGCCATCCGGACGCAGGCAAACCAATTGTACTACGAGACTATCAATATGATGTAGTCAACAAGTTCACAGACAATCCACAGGCATTACAAGAAGTTGCAACAGGTGCGGGCAAAACTATTACTACAGCCACACTAAGTCATCTTTGCGAGAAATACGGGAGAACAATGGTCATTGTTCCTAACAAAAGTCTTGTGGTTCAAACCGAAGAAGATTATAGGAACTTAGGCCTCGATGTTGGTGTCTATTTTGGTGATAGAAAAGAACTAGGCAAGACACATACAATCTGTACCTGGCAAAGTCTTAACGTATTAGACAAGAATAGTTACGACGACGATGCTCTATCTCTTGCAGAATTTACAGAGGGTGTTGCGGCAATTATCGTCGACGAAGTACACCAAGCTAAAGCAGATGTTCTAACTAAGCTACTGACCCAGAACTTTAGAAACTGCGCTATTAGGTGGGGTTTAACGGGTACTGTGCCTAAGGAAGCCTGGGAGTTTCAAGGCATCTTAGCCAGCATTGGTCCTGTTATTAATCAGGTATCTGCTAACGATCTACAAGAAAAAGGTGTGCTTGCACAGTTGCAAATTAACATCTTGCAAACTAACGAAGTGCAGGTATTTAGAAGCTTCTCCGACGAGTATGCTTTCCTTGTAACAGACGATAGTCGACTAACCTGGATGGCAAATAAAATTAAAGAGCTTGCGCTTACTGGAAATACATTAGTATTAATTAACAGGATTGACACTGGCAACAAACTAATTGAACGTATTCCAGACGCTGTGTTTGTTAGTGGCGGAATGAAGCTTAACGATCGGAAAGAAGAATATGATGAAATTAAAACTGCTGATAACAAGATTATTGTGGCGACTTATGGTGTGGCCGCTGTGGGTATTAATATCCCTCGTATTTTTAATCTGGTTCTTGTGGAGCCCGGAAAGAGCTTTGTCCGGGTTATACAAAGCATTGGGCGCGGCATTAGAAAAGCACAAGACAAAGACCATGTAGAGATTTGGGATATTACGTCTGCTTGCAAATATTCTAAACGACATCTTACTGAAAGAAAGAAGTACTATAAAGAGGCCAAGTACCCCTTTACAATAACAAAAGTGAACATATGAAAATTTTAACCCTAAACAACAGATCGTTTGATCTAAATGACCTACCAGATGAAGTAGATGAAGACACACGATTTAGTGTACTTGATAATAGTAATCCCAACGAACCGGATTTCTATTTTATGCCACTGATCTTTCTTGAGTCGTTTAATAGCCCTGCTATCCTATTAAATATCGGCGGATATGAAGTACAAATGCCATTGGATTGGTGCATGGTAGTAGGAGACAAGGACTGCGGGTTAGATCCGGAAGTGTTACCACTAACTAGTTTGAATGAACGTGGCTTTGATGCATTGTCGTTTAATCCTGTTAATGGTTTTAGATGTGAATACTTTCCTATTGAAATTGTAAATATCTATCAAGACGTTCGTTGGTATTTTCCAAAGATGAAAAACGGACAGTTATTAACGGTACCATTGCACGATGGGCCAAATCCGCCGTGTGTATTTTTTGTTAAAGAAATTTCTAGACAGAGCGAAATATTGCACCTAGATAAAATTGTTTAAGGAGCTATATGGGAAATCTAAAACCAAATACCAAATACGTTTATGAACGTCAGGGCGGTACCGTTTATGCTCGTGAATTCGGCGCTGCTGCTGACACTAGGATTGCTATAGGTTGGGATTGGGAGCCTGAGAATAATCCAGCGAGAGTTCGCGGAGCAAGTATTGACAGCATCCGAGAAACGCAGCTTTGGCACAAAATCAGAGAAGCGGCATTGGTTGATCCTGTGTTGAATGATGCCCTAGAACGTGCTAAAATGTTATATTACCTGGGCAAACACGATGGGCAAGAATAAACACGTAGACCTTTTTAACGACATGATCCCAGCAGTAGACATGGGACTCAAAGAATTGTGGGACGCTGCCACAGACGAAGGTCGTAAAGAAATCAAAGGTGATTTCTGGACTCTTAATCGTTACATCAGTAACGTTAAATCTACCAATAGAGATTTGCAAGAACACTTTGTATTAACCACTAACGAATTCTATAATAAGAACTGGGCTTTGATTCAAAAGCATCCTAAGTTAGTTTGGCAGACATTGTGCCTTTGCAGTCACGATACCAAGAAGACATACTTTCACGAATGGCTTCCGTTAAAGAAACAGAAAGATAAAAAGACTGAATTTTTATCTGAACTATTCCCAAACATGAAAATGGCAGATGTTGAAACATTGGCCGCTATTACAACAGACAAAGAGATCAAAGAATATGCTAAGGACCTTGGTTGGGACAAAAAGCAAATCAATGAAATTAAACTATAAGTGTGAGTTTTGTAGCAAACTGTTTGCCAAAGAAAAAACTTTGGTAGTGCATCTCTGTGAACAAAAACGCAGACATTTAGGTAAGAATGAAAGACACGTTCAGTTTGGGTTACTAACATATCAACGCTTTTATGAATTAACACAAAAGGCATCCAAGCCTAAAACATTTGATGAATTTGCATCGAGTCCTTACTATACAGCATTTGTAAAGTTTGGTAGCTTTATGTCTAATGTAAATCCTATCTACCCTGATAGGTTTATAGATTTTGTAATTAAGAGCGGTGTTAAGTTAGACCATTGGTGTAGAGACGAGTTATACGATCAATACATTAGTGAGCTAATAAAGATTGAACCGGCAGATGGTGCTATACAACGCACTATTAAACAAATGATCGAATGGGGCGAAGCAAACAAAGCTCCCTGGGAGCATTATTTTCAATATGTGAATTTAAACAGAGCCACACACGATATAAAAGAAGGACTTGTTAGCCCTTGGGTTATATTAAATAGCAAGTCAGGACGAGATATGCTAAAGCGCATGAATGATGAGCAATTGCATATCGTAGGAACGGTGATAGATCCCCAGTTTTGGGCTCGTAGATTTAAATCATTGCCTGCAGATGTAGAGCTAGTAAAGGATGTCATCAAGGAGGCTAAGATACTTTAATGCCAAAAAGACCAGTACCAGAGATTGTTGAAGAAGAATTAAAAGATAACGAGGAATTTATCTCGAGAGATGACATAGATATCGAAGTTGTAGTAGGTAACGAATCACCCGATGTCTATGTCAAGTTTTCAGGATTTGAAGACCTTGAAGATGCGGAAGAATACGCACAGTTTTTAGCAGAAACATTACCATTATTACTTTTTGAAACTACGCGATTACACTAATGCCAGATATCGATATTGACTTTGTAGACAGGGAACAAGCATTATCTCTCTTTAAACATACTCCTGCAAGTAGGAAAGAAGATAATAAACTTGTCAAACACAACACAGGTGTATACTTACACGAAGTCCCTGTCGATCCTGTATCTGGAGTATGTGCAGTACCGTACAATGAATCAGAAGACCAGTATTTTAAAATAGATTTTCTTAATGTTGGAATATACAAAGGAGTTCGAGATGAAGAACACCTTGTACAATTAATGAACACAGAACCTCTATGGGACCTATTGCAACAAGACGAATTTGTAAATCTGTTATTTCATTTGAACGGGCACGGGGATATTCTGAAGAAGACTTGCCCCACTTCCGTGGAACAATTATCTGCCGTCCTTGCAATGATTCGCCCGGCAAAACGTTATCTGATTGGGAAGGACTGGACGACGATTATGAAGGAAGTGTGGACAAAGCCAGAGAATGGTGACTACTACTTTAAGAAGAGTCATGCCACTGCTTATGCTGTTGCCATTGTTGTACAAATGAATCTTATTTGTGAAGGAATATCGTATGGATTTCAATAGTGACGCATTTAGTTCTTCGCAGATGCAGAGCAAGTTGTGGATGGTACAAAACCTTGAATTTTGCCTAAATGATAGCTTACCTACTGACAGTGCGAACGGTTATCGAGTATGGATTTTAGGTGGATGGTATGGTTTAACAAATCTGCTAATTAGAACAAGAAATAATATTCCAATTTCCGAAGTTAGAAGTTTTGATATTGACCCAACCTGTGAACCAATTGCTGATGCAATTAATAATTTGTGGGTGTGGCAAGCCTGGCAATTCAAGGCACATACTTGTGATGTTAATAAACTAGAATACAAGCCTAGACCGGATGTTGTGATTAACAGTGCTGTAGAACACATGGATTCCGACGAATGGTGGAATAATATTCCTAGCAAAACAATTGTTTGCTTACAAGCCAGTAACATGGATCACGATGATCATTCTAATGTATTTTCTAACACTAGGCAGATGCTAGAAAAATATCAATTACGGGAATGTTTATACGAAGGAACTAAGAGATTTCAATACGACGATTATGCTTTTAATCGTTACATGATTATTGGATTTAAGTAGGTTTTCTAACCAGTGTAATCGACTTTCGTTTGATACGCTTTACTATAATATCATTTAGGCTTGTACACGGGCCTAATAATACCTTAACATCTTTAGTGGAAAAATTTCGTATAGCATATCGAAAATCTACAATTTCTCTTAGTAGAAAAATGTTAATAGGTATTTGTCTATTACTTTCCCACCACCAGGTTTCGCCCAATTCGATAAATCTAGCTTTGTCTAGATCGGACTTAATTAAGCTATAATCATACATACTAGTGACCTGTGCATCCTGGTTAATAATAATGCCTACGTACTCCTGGTCTACGTGGTTTAATACACTAATAAATGGAAAGTTATGTTGTAAGTTTTCTGTTATTCTCATAGATAAATATTGCTAAAGGTCCATATGTATGCAAGCAATTTCAGTTTATTTATATCCAAACAAACTCGATGTATTTACAAATTTGCCTAACGAATGGCTTCAAGAGAGGTATCGCAGAGTGTATAACAGAAACGTAAAAATATTTAGAGGTGTTGATAACAGAGTAGATCTACAGGCTAAGAACTCTGACGAGAAGAAGCAAGATCTAACAGGCTATTCATTAGTGTTTAATCTAATAGCTCGTGAAACACAAGAGTTGTTATTGCAAAAAGATTGCACCGTTGTTAGCGAAGAAAACGGTAGATACTATGTTACCTTAACAGAATCTGAACTAAGAAATCTTGAACCGGGAAATTACCAATACTCTGTAATTAAAGAAGCAAGAACTGATCTAGGCGAGCAATACACTGTTACTGAAAGAACACCTATGTACATAGACAGCCAATATGGTGTTGTATCAACCATTGAAATCGGAAATGGCATTATTGGAGAACCTTTAGATAGCAACAAGGTTATAGCATTTAATAAGCACGAGTCGTTTGGCGAACCATTTGCTACATATTATCTCAGCAGCATTATTGATGCTAAACCGGAACTATCTGCACCACAAACTACACATACATTCCAATTTAATTTTAGTTCATATTCCGGCAGCGTAGTTATTCAAGGTAGTCTAAGCGAGGGCGGTAATCCTCAGATTTGGACTGACCTAATAACGTTTACACCCACAGACGAGAATATCGCTTATAGGAATGTTACCGGAAAATATAATTGGTTTAGAATTAAACATACTCCGGACACCATAGGAAACACAGGAACCGTTGACAGCGTATTATACCGATAGTATAATAGTTGTATGACCTTGGTTCTTGATAAGTTTCGATCTCTATTACCACCTAAAACTAAAACTAGCCCGAGCGGCTGGATGAGCTTTAACGCCCCTTGTTGTCACCATCGCGGACACGCACGAGATACTAGAAAACGTGCAGGTGTTATGTTCAGTGACGGCGTAGTCTATAACTGTTTCAATTGCAAATACACAGCAAGTTGGCAACCTGGCAGAAGTCTAACAGAAAAATTCAAAAATCTTTGTAGATGGCTAGGCGCAGCCGATGATGAAGTTAACGCAATGATCTTTGAGGCAATGAAGACTGAAAGTCCAGAATACAAGCCCGAAGAATTTAAAGCCAAAGTAGAATTTACAAACAAAGAACTACCAGAAGACGCAATGTCTTTAGTTGAATGGCTAGATGTTGAGTTAACAGCCGATGAAGAAGAACGTCTAGCGAAGGTAGTAGAATATGTTGTAGGGCGTGGGTTTGATCCTTTAAGTAAAAACTTCTTTTGGACTCCTGCTCCTGGATATGCTGACAGAGTTATACTGCCCTATTACTACGAAGGCAGGATTGTAGGCAATACCGCACGTAAAATTACAAACGGAATGCCAAAGTATATTTCGGATCAGCATCCATTCTTTGTTTATAATGTAGATGCACAAGACGAAGATAACCAATTTGTATTTGTTGTTGAAGGACAGTTCGATGCGTTGTCTGTAGGCGGGGTTGGACTACTCACCAATGAAGTATCAGAGCAACAGGCTAGGATAATTAATAGCATGGGGAAGAAAGTAATAGTAATTCCCGATCAGGACAAAGCAGGTACAGTGTTAATGGAACAAGCAGCCGCATTAGGCTGGGCAGTGGCGTTTCCTACCTGGGAACCGACTGTTAAAGACTGTGCAGATGCTGTAAAGAAATACGGTAAACTATTTGTTATCGTTGATGCTATAAAGACAGCTACAACTAATTTAGGTAAGATCGAAATAGAGCGAATTCGATTACTGAATAAAACGGAGAAAGATAGTGCTTAGAAGAATATTGAATGTTATATTATCTCCCTGGTATAAGTATCAGGAACACAAACGTTTTAAGAAACGACTAGCAGAATTAAAGAAGCGTGATCCGTTTATCTACAAATGATACATTGGGGAATCAACGCTCTTAATCACGGAAGTAGCCTAGCCGTTTTTAAAGACCAGGAACTTATTTTTAACAAATTTAACAAGGCTGATTCACTTACATCAGCAATGATCTATGATGGATTGCACTTCGGAGCTCCGGATAAGATATTCTGGTACGAACAACCTTGGCTTAAAAAATCAAGACAATTGTATGCAGGCCAATGGAATCGTGTCTTTGACCTAGATGCAATACCTAGTAGATATCTTAAAAAGGCACGCCTCGGTTACGCACCAGTAACCTACACACCACATCATGGTAGTCACGCTGCCGCCGGATACTACACAAGCCCATTTAATCATTGTGCTATTGTTGTACTTGACGCCATAGGCGAATGGGAATGTGCTAGTATATGGGAAGGCAAGCACAACGAAATCAAAAAGGTGTGGTCAAAGAGCTATCCCAACAGTCTAGGGTTATTCTACAGTGCATTTACTGAACTGTTAGGTTTTAAACCAGTGCAGGATGAGTTTCTCCTACAGCAGTTAAGCGAACAAGGAAATCCTGACAAATATTACCTTCTTATAAAAGAATACATGGGCAGTGTTCTTGTTGCAAATAAAAATATGCATCAGGGCATATGGGATTTTCCATTTGAAATTACAGACGAGAATCGTGCCGATGTCGCCGCCGCTGTTCAGGAAGTGTTCGAAGAACAAGTGGACATGATTATGCGAATAGCTAAAAATCTAACTGGCGCAGATTGCCTAGTATACATGGGCGGTTGCGCAATGAACAGTTTGGCTAACAAGCGTGTAGTAGAATCAAAGTTCAAATATACCTGGAGTTTACCTCAGCCTGGAGATCCTAGCAGTAGTATCGGCGCAGTGCTGTATCACACGCAACATCGAGTGTGGACAAAGGATCTAGGTGTTGTAAAACACATACAGATTAGTGTATAATAGTTAATATGATTAAAGATTACGGATACGAGGTACAGAAGTTATATCTTGAATTAATGATGGCAGACGCAGAAGTGTTTGTTCGTTGTCAGGGTATCTTCGACCATACATTATTTGATAGAAAATTACAGGACGCCGCAGAGTTCATTAACGAATATGCTAAGGGCTACAATGTATTGCCAGACTTCGAAATGGTCAATGCAAGTTGTAGAACAGACTTAAAAAAGCCCGAGGATATCAAAGAAGGACACATGGATTGGCTGCTAGATGAGTTTGAAAACTTTACTAGACACAAGGCCCTGGAACGTGCAATTATTAAAAGTGGTGACTTACTAGAAAATCACAACTACGGTGAAGTAGAAGCACTAATTAAAGAAGCTGTGCAGATTGGTCTTGCCCGCGACATGGGTACAGATTACTTTGCTGATCCTCGCGGACGTTTGTTAGGTCTTAAAGATAAAAACGGACAGGTAAGTACCGGCTGGGCCACAATGGACAAGAAGTTGTTTGGTGGTTTTAATCGAGGCGAACTTAATATCTTTGCTGGCGGCTCTGGTGCAGGTAAATCCTTATTCCTTGCTAATCTAGGTGTTAAC